AACGTTAATTATACATGGAATGGATATATAGGAGATTTTAGAGTTTATACTGGGTCATTAAATCAAACACAAATTAATGGATTATTTAATCAAGCCTCAGAGTTCAAAGGAACTACCATCAATGGAGATCGTATTTCAACAGGTAAATTACAATCAAATAATTTTGGAGCTTCGCAAGGATCTGAAATTGATTTAGATGTAGGATCTATTGCATTTGGAGGATCATCTGCTCCAGACTTTGCCGTATCAAGTAGAGGTGATGTAACAGCATCAAATGCATTTTTTGATGGATATGCTGCAGCAAGAGCATTAAGAGAAGTACCAATAACAATTACAAATGCAACTAAAACCAACTTTTGTGTAGCTAGTACAACATCTGAAGGAACAACAGTAACAACAATTCATTTAGACGGAAGTGTAAATGGCGGATCATCGGGTACTCCAGGAACCTACCCAGATAGAATTGGATCACATATGATATTAGATTTGAATTGTAAAGAAACTGGTGGTGATGTTGGAGCAATAGTATCTATAGTACCACCGCAACTTCCGGGTGGTGGTAATGTAAAAGTTAGTTTTGAAATAAAAACAGGTAGAACAGTAGAATTATGTATAGAAAACAATAATACAACTACAAACTTTGGATATTCATATGCGGCTACTCAAGCAACCGCAATATCATCTAGATCAGTTTAATAATAGGAGAAAATTATGCCAGCAGGAGCCGATACAGTATATACATTAATAGAAGGAGGAATATATGTCTTTAATGCAGATGGAACCAAATTAGATTTCGTAGGAGGTTCTTCTGAAGTATTACCTCGTACATTCCATGATGATGTAACAGTAATTGGAAGTAAACTTGAGCTAACCGGTAGTTGTAAGTTAGGTAGAACCAATGAATTCATTAAATTTGATAATGAA